GTTAAATCTATTAGTATACCGCGTGCCCTTGTTAACCTAGGATTCGAAAGGATCCGAAATGCATGGTTAACAAAACCTGTTGAGAGACATTATTATCTCTCTTCAGGGGGACGGCAGGTGCTACAAATAAGAATTTAGTTCTCCCAGTTAATGGATAGGAACTAGACCATGGTTAAACACCCCCCGAAAGGGAGGCACTCAACCTGTATTCTCAAATGAATAATTTGGGCATATCTGAACAGTGGAAGATCCACTACCGAACTTTTCGATGTTGCATTAGTTGTGAATAAATAAGCTATGCTGATGGTGCTCCGTGGAACTCGGGTTAGTTTTTGATGGCTAACCCCCATGTTAAGACCTAGATTAGATTCTAGTCATACATAGATACATGTTTACTCTGATGAGCCAAACACAAATTGTGAAAGGTGGATCAGTCAGCAAATTGACGGTTGGAGATCCGTGAGGATCAATAATAAGTCAATTCAACTGAAATTGGTAAGTAAAGACCAACGCTCTTTTCGGAGCAACCTGCGGCCCTCTAACGAGGAAACCGGGGGGTATAAACTTACAACCTTAAGATTCTAAAATGAAAACACATCAAAAAGATACGTTAGCAATTAGAGCCTTCAGTTATAAATCTATACCTGGTATGTTCTTGAGAAATCAAGGACGGCCTCTGGTGTCAATAATTCTTAAATTATTGATTCCCATTGGTGGTCGAATCACCCCAAGTTGAGTTAAAGTTACGGTATTAATATTGAGACAACTGAATGTTGTAGCACACAAACAGGGACTTCCCGGTTTAGTTAAAAACTTGAAAGTACACAGTGTGATTTTACAACAGTCATTAGCAGGCCATGTATTAGGAGATTTAACTCCTCTCGGTCCTAGAGTTTCTAGAACTGAGGGAGGAATTCCACGTCTGATACCTGTGTTGCACCGAAGAAGAATACGATTAGGTGATCCGTTAATAATCAAATATTATCTGACAATCTTTTCTCTATATAGGGATATTGTAATCCCAGGGAAAATGAAACTGTCAACGATCACCGATAAATTTAGTGGAGATGAAAAGATCTTTAAGAGGTTGGGGAAATATATTCCTACATTCAACAGACTTTTTGTAAAAAATCCATTAAATCCGCACCCGTATTCCGAAACTGCACACGCTGAATCGGTTTGAAATCCGAAAGAAGCATTTCCGTATGAATTATCCGGAACTGGGAGCCAGACAAGATATGTCCCGAACTCCAAGTTATTGTCGGAATCTTTACGAAAGGTTCCAAGAATTTTCGGTCAGGTAAAGGGCTTCAAGCCGTTTCCAATAGCTAAATCAAGTCCCCTAACTAGAGGTGATGAGGTATCTACGCATCCGAGAGCTTTATTAAGATCTCTGGCGAGTTTAACTCACAACACACAATTAGGTACAGACGCGATGACGATATTGACACGGGTTGACCCTTCTAAGAAATTCGCGAGATTTTGGTATAATAAGTTTTTTAAACTATACTCAAAATCCGTATTTCCACTTGCCGATTATGATAGAAAATCCCCATTGGGGAAACTTGGTGCAAAACTGGAAGCTGCAGGTAAACTGCGTCTATTTGCGATGGTCGATGCGATCACTCAGTGATTGCTTGAACCACTTCATCGATATGTATTTTCTCTTTTGAGATTACATAAGATGGATGGAACGTTCGACCAACTAGCTCCGCTATCACGGGCATGAAAGTTCAAAGCATTGTATAGCTTGGACCTCTCTGCCGCCACTGACCGATTACCCATTAGGTTGCAAGAAATGTTGTTAGCTAATTTGCTTAACGACAAGGACTTCGCTTCCGCCTGGGCTCGGTTACTGGTTAATCGTGATTATGCAGTCCCTCCAAAACGGTCATATACAACTATCGGGAAAGAAGATAGAGATTGAAAATCAAAATCGACTGAACCAAAGGTAGTAAGATACGCTGTTGGGCAACCAATGGGAGCTTTGAGCTCCTGGGCTATGTTAGCATTTACGCACCACTTTATTGTGCAGTGTGCCGCCTGAGAATGTCGGATTGTCCCAAGCACAGTTCTTTATGAAGACTATGCAATATTAGGAGACGACGTCGTAATATTTAATGGAAAGGTAGCTAAACGCTATCTGAAAATTATTAAAGCCTTAGGGGTGGAATGTAATATGTTTAAATCTGTGATTAGTTTAATTAAAAATAAATTGGTTGCGGAATTTGCAAAGAAAACATTCCTTCGAGGTATAAATGTATCACCAGCTCCACTAAAGGAACTGTATTCAGCATTAACCTCCCTAGGTAATTTACGACAGTATTGTCGAGTATACAAGCTTGACTTTAATGATATGATTAGGCTAACTGGTGCCGGTTATAGAGTTATGGGAGGTTTAAATAAGCCTCTTCATAAACAGAATAATTTGGTCCGACTACTTCATATAGTTTCGTTCATTCCTACCTCGGTCGCCGATATGGCGGAATTCTATAAAAGACTTCATTACCGAGTAAAAATGTTGCACCTACATAACGTCCTGGACGCCTTCATTAAATCTTATTTCACAAGGTTTTACCTTAGAGTAATCAGATGTATTGATTTGTTAGAGAATTTGAATGATGGGCATTATAACCAACCTGGAAATCTGGCTCCCTTTACGGGACCGGATAAATTCAAGTGGAGAGAAATCGAAAGAGATCTCTATCATATTGCTTATCACGATTATTATCTAAAATCATTACACGACTTGAAAGAAATTAAGCGACAAATCGAGGATTTACAGTCAGCGAGCGTAATTGGTATATGGAGATTGTTTGGAATAACTTTACAATTAGAAAGAGAATTAAGTAGTATTTCAACTACACTATTCTTCCCTAATAAGATTGACTCCACTCCTTCTCCTTATGCTAAGGAAGTTCGATTTTGACGACAATTCTCGAGAGAATTGAAGACTATTCCTACTAAAACCTTAACTTCTAGCCAGCCATCGAAATTGGCAATGTCTGGGATTCATCCTTTGATGTTGCTTAGTATCCGGACCGCGGGAAGATGGGTTCTGCGGAATTGACCTAAAGTTAGGTCAATCCTTAGACGAACCCCCCCAATAATCATGAGAAGAAAACCTCTAGGTCTTTGAGCATTTTTAACGTTATTAACAGTTAAATTGTTTTCGAAAACCTTCAAAGCGTTGCTATCAATATTGATTATTATCATCCTTATAGTGGGGATGGTATCACTTCCGGATACAGACTTTATATGAGAAGGTGATATTAATCATCATACATATAGAGCTATTATGGGATTTGCGAGATTTTATGCTGAAATGCATCTAGTCGATACAATTCCAACGCCAATCGCCACAGCTCCGAGTCTATGGGAACTTTTAGTTTTCATATGTCTAGGATTCCTGTTGGGTACAGGTCTTCTGTGATATACTAACTTTGATGCCATTTCGTGAACGATCATGAACCGGTTAGATAATGTTTACGATGTAATTAGTGAACCGAATTCTTTCGGTATTTACGATTTCCATTGAAACATAATCGTGTTCTGATCGGATATAATCTGAAGAATTACCTGTGGAGTATGGGAGCAATTTTGATGAGATTTCTTATGAAATCCTATCGATTTATTTCTCTTACATTACTTCCCAGAATTATCTATCATCTTATATTCTTGACTTGTCCCTCTCATTTCCAATATTGGTCTAGGAGTGTTAACCCTAGCCCATGAGGTGAACGCAGAAGAAATCTATACCTTACTCTTATTAGGATTTATATAAATAAACCAATAAGAACGCGATAATAATAGATACGATGGTGCAACGGCTAGCTCCTTATATAAGACTTACCTACCTTGGATAGCGTAGGGGCCTTAAGGAGAATTAGCGGTGATTCGAAATCGTATTGGATCTCGAAGATGCAATGCATCCGACAGTACTCCAATACAAAAGTATTGAAAACATATCTGAATGTTGC